AGTGGCAATATTATCAATATCAACTATTGAAGAAAATTATATCTTGAAATAAGATTTACAAATATATCGTGACGCCAATTCACGTTAGTGGCAATACTATCAATAACAACTATTGAAGAAAATTATATCTTGAAATAAGATTTAATATGGCTCAATCAAAAATGATGAGTGAAGGAGAGTTACAAGCCTTTGATAACATAACATCGTTACCCAAGGATTTGCGTCGTGCAATACATAAGTTCTCTGAATCCAATGAGTATTGCGTTAAAATGATGGCTCAAGTACAGAAAACTATGCGAACCATTGATGATAAAGTGAATACGACCGCTGGCAAATTACAGGACATGAGTGAGGCTATGATTGATTTGTTTAAGGTGAAAGAAGATGAATTTAGCATCGCAAAGATTATAGAGAATGTTAAACAACATCCTGCTGGTTTGCTGGCAAATGTAACATCCTTGTATAGATCGTCGGATATGGTAGATTTTTCAACCAATCTCATTTCATTTGCATCTTTGCTGGGTTTTGAGCAACCAATTATAAACGGTATTCGAGATCGGTGGACAAAAATAGAGGATTCCGCCCATCGTAATCGTTACCAATCTGAGGCTAGTGTTACGAAAATAGCATGCTTATTGCTGGCTGTTTTAGGTAAAACCAAAATTGGTTTTGGTTTATCGGATTTGGCTTCATTGATTAAAGATACAAAGAAAAATGCATCTATTTACAAGGATTTAATTGAGGATATTGAGGACTTTGCTGAGGAACATGGTTTTGGTTTTTCTACACGTGCTCGTCTCGTCAAAGAAATGAAAGATCAAATTGATGATCTATTGAGAAAGATGCAAGAATTCGAACAAATTAATGTTGTTTGTCCTATAAAGTTTTGTAGACAAACAATTTACACTGAATTCAAAGAGCTCGGTCAAAAGATTGAAAAGGCTGTTAGTGACATGACAAAGAAGAAAATGGACTCATTCATTGGAACATCAATGGCAGCAACAATATTTACCTTGGATCAACGTTTTCGCAAATTGAAAACCTCTGTGGACCAAGTTAGACGTACCAATGGTTATCGAGTTGTACCACAGGGTTTAGTTCTTTTGGGAGCTGAATCACAAATAGGAAAATCATACCTGATGGAAGAACTGGAAAATCGTATAAAGAAAGAACTACTTAGAAGATACTTGGCAAACCCTGAAAATGAAACGTTGCAAGCTTTTGCTGATGTTGAAAGATGGGAGACATGGAATCAAAGTTTGAGAGATAAATATGACCAAAACCAACAAGGTCAAGAAGGTCATTGTATTGATGACTGCTTTACCAATTCTGACCATATGGAACATCCAATGTTAATCACTTATATCTCTCCACGTGCTATACCAACATATCAAGCAGATTTATCATCAAAAGGGCAACCTTATAATGCTCGGTATGTGATGTTGTCTTGTAACACATTCCCTCGGGAATCAAAAACAATTAGCAACCCACATGCTCTGGCAAATAGGTTCCCAGTGTTTGTTCATTGTTCATTAAAACCTGGACGCACTGCACCTCCACTATCTGAAGATGGCACTATTAACCGTGATTTTGATTGGTTGAATTTACATTTATCTACGGGAAACAAGTATTATAATCAAACAATTGAGACAGGAGTACAGACATGTCCAACATGCTTTGGACCATGTGAGAGTGTTACAATTGATATGATTGTGGATCAGATGGTTACACGATTGATTATAGCACAAAAGATGCTTGAATCCCAAGAAAAGGTATATAACCAGAACAAATATCAGATGTTCTATGACGCTGTTAGTGATGTGTACCGTGGTGGTAATGTATCCACTATGGAAATAGATAAAGAACAATTGCCTGCTTTTCAACGTTTCGAAACACCACTGGATTTGAAAAATGATCAAAAGATATATAATTGGATGATGATTTCTAAAACTAAGAACGAGAAACAAATCAGTGACTTCCTAGACGAAGCTGGAATAACAGTTAGGAATGGTAACATGTGTACCTTCAAATGGTTCATTGAGGCTTTGAATGTTACTGATTTGAGTGATTTTGTTCTGCTCTATCATGAATTTGGATTTAAACCACCAACAAGATATGAGAGTGCTGTTAAAGATTTCTTTAAACAGAGCTTTTGGATGGATTATCATGAGGCATATTTATGGCATGGAGGTAGAATTTATTATAATGACCTTTATGCCTCTGAAACTCCATTAGACCAAACATACGAGGCCTATGCAGAGGAACGATTCTCTATGTGGTACCATTTGAGGAGAATATTTACGGATCCGTTATTTTTAATTTATGGATTGGTATTTGTTTGCTTAGTTTTGCTGGGATTAAATGGTTTCTTTGCTATGTGCTTGGTTATCAACTTTATGCGTATGCATACATGGATAAAAATAGGAGAAGATCCCGCAAAATCGTCGAATATTGAATGTAACGCTTTCTTCAATTCTTTGGTAACAAAAGCTATTGTGGCTTTTATTCTCTGGGTTATATACAAGATAGTGTCTTTCCTTGTCAAGAAAACAAAGACATGGTTCATAGATCCAATTTGGGATAAATATCCAGAAGAAAAGAGGATGTTCGCAGGAGAATTTGAAAATTCAAAAGTTGTTTTCAAGAAGAGGAGGATATATTCTCAAATTAATGATGGAACTGTTGTGTTTGTCGATCAAAATAATACATCTTTTGGAAATCTGAGTTATCTTAGTGTGGGTAAGCCAATTGTGTTTGGTACCGTTAAGTCTTTTGTGTACAAAGGAGTCAATCTGATTTTCTTTGCATGCCTGCAGAACAAACAAATTGATCCCACCGCTTTTTCTTTATGTTTGGATAGAGTTGAAGCTAGTGAGATTTACTTACCTGAGAAATATCTGTCTGAAGAGTTAAAGTTGCTGGTGGAACAACATGGACGCTGTACCAAATATATTTGCTTTGAAGGCTCATATGAGTATAGTAACCCATATGATCAACATCTTGGACGAAGACCAAAAACTATCACAAGATATAAGAAACATGATGATGATAGCACAGATGATGAATATGAAAACGAAGATTCTGGGTCGCAGCAAAATAAACGTAAAAACCGCAACGTCAGACGGTATGAGAATGAAGATTCTGGATCGCAGCAAAATAAACGCAAAAATCGCACCGTCAGACGGTATGAAAATGAAGATTCTGGATCGCAGCAAAACAAACGCAAAAACCGCACCGTCAGACGGTATGAAGTTGGAGACTCAGGAACAAAACAAAACAAACGAGAAGATCGAACAGCGCATACATATGAATCCACAAAGATGTTTGAGCAATTAACACGGGGTATGGATATCTCTGCCAGTGATGATTCTTTTGGCGAAGATGATTATGCACCTTCCTGCGTTGAGGGAGTTGATGTGGTTGACATTACTAAAACACTGGATTTCGATGAGGGAGAGAATGTTCAAGTTAAATTCCCGACAGCCAGTGCTGGTACATTTGAGGGTACTGAAGCTCTTCTCAAAGATGCAAAGTATGAAAGTGCAGTGGATCCCAACGCAAATGCGATTCTAAAGCGAATTAGAGATGAACTCAATGTCCAGGTATTCAGTGTGGAGTGTGAAGGCTCAGCTCTATTTGGTATTGGTGTTGGTCGTTATATCGTGTTCCCATCTCATTTAGTGTTTGGTAAAGATGAAATTGTTTTGTTCAAAAGATCTACTGGTGCCTCTGTATTGGGTAAAGAGTGTTATTTAGCACGTGTTGTCAAATATTGTAAAGATTGGGAGTTATGTGGGGCAGTGATTCTTCCTTTGAAAGACCCAGCATACAAGAAAATAACACCAGAAAATAGACCAACTCAAAATCTGACTTTCCCATTGAGTGCCTTGAAATACGTTCCAAAAGATCATGACATCGGATCCAGGTCATTGACAAAGTACTGTTTGCAGTATTTGCCAAAACAAGGATTTATTATACCTGGTATGATTTCTTATATCAAGAATTATGAAGGTAAACTATCAGGAATTAATGTAAAATGTGAAATATTTGCAATGCAGACTCTGCCTATGATGAACGCTCAAACGATCCCCGGTGATTGTGGTGGAGCTGTTGTTATGTTACATCCCAGTGCAACAAGAAAGTTGATCGGAATGCACATTGGTTCGGCGTCCAATGTAGTAACGATGAAGGATGGATGTTTGGATAGTAGATCAACTGGATTAATCGCCATTTTGAGTTTAGAACGTCTGCATGTCTTGACAGAAAAATCATATGCATCTGAAGGAGAATTCCAGTCTGGGACTGGGTTTCCAAAAGTTACATGGGCAAAACCCAATAAATATGATGATTTCCATACATTGATAACTGATTTAGATATTGGTATTCATTTACCAGTTGACAATGATGACTCAATAAAATATTATGGAGATTTGGAGAAGAACCAACCGCCATGTGACGTGAAAGGAAAGACTGATCACTATAAAACTCCATTTTATGGTTGTTTTGAAGAGACAAAGAAACCATCAGCATTAATTGAGGCACACGTACCTGATACTTCAAAACTGCTTAACGACGGGCGTGGTAACCCATCTATTTTGGTTACTCAATTGTCAGGTTATGCAGGAAAGACTTATGAGATACCTGCTGATATTATGTCCACTATGATTGAACAAATGACGGAGTATATGATTGAAGTTATGCGAGGTCATGCGATAGGAACATCGTCGAACTGCAAAACTGCGATGTGGGAGGCCTTGAATGGACAATATTTCAATGATGAGTTTGATAAGTTGAATGAAAAGAGTTCAGCAGGAATACCATGGACTAATCTTGGGGCAACAACTAAAAACAATTTCTTGGAGAGAAAACGAATCTTGAATATGTATCGAACCTCTAGAGAAGACAGATTCATTGAGGGTTTTTATCTAAAAGATGACAAATTGACTAAATACTTTAAACGAGTTTTCAACAACAAGATTGAACAAGCAAAGAACCTCAAACGCACTTTCAGTATATGGAAGGCGTGTTT